CCAGCACAAGCGCACCACCCAGCAGGCCAATCTGCGTCACCGTTGCACCAGCAAGACCCAAGCCAAGGCCAGGAATGAAGATTGCAGCAGCAATCAGCGCTATACCCGCAAGGACCTGCCCAACGCCCTCCGCACCAGCAATCACTGGGACAATCCTGATCGGCTCTTGGCTAGCAACAGGGAAGTGCAGGTGCTCTGGGTGATCGACAAGATCAAGCTGATTACGGCCCACGGTGACCTTGTAATCGCCCTCTGACAGCACACCGCGCAGGTCAGGGAAGTTGGCAAGCAGGAACCGGATCGCCTCGGCCGGGGTCTTCACAGCGGCCTTAAAGCTGCGCTGCCCTAGATGCTTTGCCAGCTTGCCGTAAACCTTGATAACGCGGAACATCTCAACACCTGCTCCTGTGCCTGACGATCAAGCCTGTGTTCTTCTGATAGTAGCCACCCCAGATGTCACGGCTACTGAGCCGCCCGCGCAAATGATGGAGGATCCGCTGCTCGCCCACGTACACGGCCACATGGTTCAGGCCGGGTGACCCATCAAGCTGCATCAGGATCGCGTCGCCATAGTCTGGCTCGTTGATGCCGTGATCCTCAAAGCCTGCCTCAGCGAAGCAGCGCTCAAACATGGGTGCATTGTGAAACTCAAGCAGTGACGCAGGCCGCTCCCAATCCGGAAGGTCGAGCGCCATCTCCTCTCTGTACCAGTCCCGCACCAGCGTCCAGCAGTCGCTCACGCCCCACACCCACTCCCGCCCAATCAGCGGCGCCTGGTAACCCTCCGGCTCGATCTCGCACCACATCTCAGTGCCAGGGTTGCAGATGTGCCAGACCAGACCGGACTTTTCGCAGGCCATACGGTCGGCTTGACTTGGCTGCGCAGGTGTCTGCGGATGGCTGTGGAACACGGCGATCACCTCGCCAGCATCCTCTGCAGCGGCGTAATCGTCAGGGTCAAGGATAAAGAAGTCTTTGGCGGGTGCCAAGTTTTTGCAGGGCCAATACTGCTCGCGGCCTTTGATAACGACGACCAACCCGCACGCCTCGCGTGGTGCATCCTTAAGCGCATGTTCCAGCGCGTTGTGTTTCCAGTGTGTCATCCGTAGAACGTACCAGCGCTTGGGAATGATCCAAAGGGTAAGTCGTTGAACTCACCAAAGCGTTTCCTGCATGAACTGATCCGCTTGCCGCATACATCACGCAACGGGTCAACGGTGCCGGTTTGCACCAGAGGTTCAACAGCGCTGGCGTAGCTGGAATACCAGAGCGGGGTGTTGGCGCCTGTGTAAACGATGAGCTGACCGGTCGTCGTGATACTCAGCCGGTTGTTGCTGTTGCCGCTGACGCCTGTGATCTCATACTGCGGGCCTGCCTCCGTCAAGGTGCCCAGTGTGGGGTGATTATTCCTGAATGGGTTATTGCTGCTCAGGGTCTTAGGCAGGTTGATCACCTCGCCCTGGTAGTAGCTGCCTGTTGAACTACTGATTGACTGACTGCTAATGATGTTCCAAGCGAACGACTCACCTGTGTAGTGATCAACAGGCAGCGCAGCAGATGTGAACGTGAACTGAACTGTGATTGTGCGGCCACTGACCGTGAACGTTTCCGTCTGCGTGTTAGTCAGCCCAGCACTAGCAGGCGATGATCCGACGCACTCCCAACCAAAGCCACCAGAGCGGCCGGTCTGACCATCGGTCGGGTACCAGCCAAGGAATGCCAAGCCCGTTGGCGATGCGGTGCCGACTGTATTGCTGGCCCAGAATGCAGTGCTGCCGTTGTAGATGACAAGGTTGCCATCGGCCTGCATTATGATCCGCCAAGTGCCGTCACCACGGTTTGTTCCAGTTTGCCAGACAGGCACGTTCGCCTTGTTGTAGACCACGAAGTTGCCATCGGCCTGCATGAGCGCTCGATACCAACCATTTGACGAGACAATCGCGTCGCCTTCGTTCAATGTCTCGTTGACGTTGAGCTGAGCGCCAAATGCGGTTGAGTTGAAATTAGGTGCAGGCGTGGCCCCCAAGGCGTTGTCGTACTCATCAAAGTAATTGGTGCCTGTGTAACCGCATTCAGCGCTGCGATATTTCCACTGACAGATGTTGGCGATCACCTGCCGTTTCGGCGCACGCACACCAGCCAGGTCAAACACAGCCGCCAACTCAAACTCAACAACGTCCCTGTTCTCGACTGACTTACGGTCGATGTAGTAGATCTCACGCGGCATTTCCTCGTTGGCCGGTGTGCCATAGGGGTTCACGCCGCCGGTGAAATTAACAGGGTCAAGGAACCTGCTCAGCGTGCGGATCCTGATCACTTTTGCACCTGTCAGGTCGTTGCCAATCGTGAACTCATTGACGCTCAGCAGCAGCGCCGAGATATTGCCAAGCAGGTTCGAGACGCGTATCTTCGGTCGTGGTAGCTGGCCAGTGCCGTTGTACTCAAAGCCCTCTACCTCGATCGGTAGTGCCTGATATGGCTTGCCTTTCCAGATGATATTTCCTGATAGCGTCTTCTGATTGGCACCAGGGTGAAAGTAAACAATCTCAGTCGTGCCGTGCAGCGTCGCGTCAAGGTGCAGCTCAAACAGCTCGATGATCGCGTAAGGGTTGGAGCTGAGCAGCTCCTGGAACATCTCGCTCATGGCTCAAACACCTGCACAAACGTGGCGGTGATTGTCGCCCGATTCAGATATGGAATGGTCTTGCTCCACTGCTGACAGATCCACTTGTAAGCGGTGGCCGAATCAGGTGGCGTCCAGTCAAATGCCTCCGCGCCAGCGCGTGCCTCTAGAAATGTTTCAATCGTGTCTGCATTGGCCTCGGTAATGTTCTGCCATGTCAGGTCCCATTGCTTTGGATCCTGATTCAGGCCATAGCGCAGCCGTTGGCTATAGCCATCACCAAACTGCACATTACGCACCTTTGGTTGGCTGGTCTTTTGCGCGCCATACGACGGCGTGATCGCTGGAAAAGTGGCCATTAGGCGAGTATTCCTCCTGGGCGCTTCTGTTTGATCAATTCTGCCTGTACGGCAGCAGCAACGGCACGGCCAAGCTGTCCGCCCTGCCCTTGGTCGCCTTGCACTTTACTGCCAGTTGCATCGACATTGACCACCACGTTCACGCCACCGCCAAAGCTGCCAGTCGGTGCAATGCCGCCGCTACGCCCTGGCATAAACAGCTCAGGGCCACGCTCACCAACCACATACGGCTGCCCGGCACGGACACTGCCGCCGTTGGCGCGGAAGCCAAGGCCGGGACTCAAGGCGCCCATGGTAAACGATGCCGGGTTGAAATTGGCGCCGCTAGCAAAACCGCCAACCTTGGGTCCAAATAAACCGCCGATAGCGCTAATGGCTTTGTTGATGATGTAAATCTGAATTAGTTGCCGTGCGATATCAACCAGCACGCCTGATGCAATGCGCCGCAGGCTGGTGCCAAAATCTTCGCTGCCCTGGATCAGGGCATCAAACGCTGAAGTCATTCCTTGTCCAATAGTGCCCGCCACGCCATCAGCAAGTTCCTTGTGCTGCCGCTGCTGTTCTGTTAATTGTGTCGTAAAATCAAGTGCTTTGCTATAACCTGCAGCCATATCGCTGATCTTTTCAACGATCGTGGGCAGGGTGATTTTTGCATCAATTTCGTTGATTTCTTTTAAGGTCTTGGCATATTCAACCACTGCCGCCATAATTTGCGCTTTGCGTTCATTTGGTCCTAGCTCTTGCTGCGCGATTTGCACGAGCGCAAGTTGCTTCGTGTAATAAGCCTCTTGCGTTTTATTTTGCATTTGCTGCGCAACGCCAAGCCTCAGCCGCAGCTCAAGTTCCTGTGCGGTGATGTCTTTGGTCTCTTTGTCTTGCTTGGCGCGAGCAGTTTTGGCACCGCCGCCACCGACACCTGTCGCAGCAGCTAGTGGCGGAGCGGTGAACAATTTATTTGTTTGTTGCGTGCCTGTTTGCAGTCTTTTTTGCGCCGCGATATTCTCGTTGATTTTTTGCAGGATTACACCTTGCAACTGAACAGCTCTGTTTGCGTTCGGATCATCTGGCCCAACGCTTTGCAGCAGCCTTTGGTACTGCTGCAACGCTTGCAGATTTTGGTTGATGCCTGTTTTATTTTTCTGCGAGCCAACTTGGCTGACGCCTTTAGCGATATTGTCAACCGCCTGCGATGTGGCGCCAATGTTCAGGAATTGCCTTGCGCCAGCAACACTGCGCGTAAAGCCTCCGCCCCGGCCTGCCGCCAATGCAGCGTTGATTGCATCAACAACTGCAATCGCTTGATTGAAAATTGCCTTTAGCGCTGGCGTCAATACTTGACCGATACGTCTAGCAAGTGCATCAACGCCATCCTGCAGCGTTGATAACTTCCCGCTTAGCGTATCGCTCTGCGCAATGGCGCCATTGGCGTACTTGCCGCCAGTGCTTGTTAACCGCTGCAGTGCTACCTCAACGGCCTTGGCGCTAATTTGACCTTTACTGAGTGCCTTTTGGAACTCCTCGCCGGTCATCCCATACATCTTGCGCAGCTCTTCCTGCAGCGCAATGCCACGCTCTTGGAACTGCAGCAACTCCTCGCCTTGCAGCCGACCCTTGGCCTGCACTTGGCCGTAGGCCGTCACCAAGCCTTGCAGCTCTGCGCCAGTGGCGCCAGATGCGTCAGCCAATCTGCGGGTTGTTTCTACAACATTCCCAGCGGCGACACCAAATGCCTGCAATCGCTTTGCTGCATCAATCAGTTCAGTACTGGTGAATGGTGTAACAGCACCAAGCTGCTGCAACTCTTGAATGATTTGCTTGGCCTGTTGTGCACTGCCGGTCAATACCTGCAGGCTGCGGGTTTGACTTTCAATCTCTGCTGTCTTGGCAAAAACAAACCGCGCGGCTTGAATAGCAGCAAACGATCCAGCGAGTCTGCCGATCGTACCTTGCAGCTTGCTAATGGCTGACTCAGTCTGCCCCGATGCGCGGTTGACATCCCGCAGCGCGTTGACTGCCTGCCGCGAATCAACCCTTAACTCAACGTTGGAGACTGCCATGGCGTCAGTTTACCTACGACGAGCCTTGTCCATCGCTTCTTTCTCGCGTTCGCCTTTGATCTCGTAAAACGCTGCAAAATGGACGAACTCAGCATCGGTCAGCTCAGTACGCAACCGGCTGACCGTCATGCCAAGCTCAGTAGCCAGGAAGAACTCAAAAAAGAGCCAACTGTCCTGGCCTAGCCTTTTTTTGCTTCCTCAAGGCCAGCGTCATCGCCAAGGCCAAACAGGAACAGCTCCAATTCGTTCAGCACCCGTTCGGGCAGCTCACGTTGCAGTTTGGCCGCATCAGCCGCTGCAAATGCCTTGCTGCCGTCTTCCAGCTCAGCGATCTGGCACAGCATGTAGGTGCTGATTTCCAGCGCCTCATCAGACCCTGCCATCGTGGTAGCACGCTTGCGGTCGGCGCGGGTGATCGGCTTAAAGTAAAGGTCCAGCACCGTATCACCAGCATCGTTCTTGATGCTGAACTTACGGCGCTGGTTCAGGTCAAATGCACCGGCTAGCAAATCAACCGGGCGTTGCGTGGGGGGCATTAGATGCTCAGGGTGAGGGATCCGCTGGTGACAAAGTTGATCGTTACAACTTCAATCTCGCCAACAGTAGCGGAGTATTCCGTGCTTGTCACCACGATGCTGCCGGTGATTTTCTTGCCGCCGGTTTCGTCAAGGTACAGCTCAACAAATGCATCTGCTGCATCATTGGCCTCGTTGACATCTTTGATCAGGTCCAGCTTATCGCCAGAACCAGGGGCGTCGTACATCACCTCAATGGTGCCAGAGCCACTGATCAGACCGCCATTGTTAGCGCGGTAAGTGGCGCCGTGCGAAGTGACATCCAGCGACTCCTTCTCAACGGTCATGCTCCAAGACCGCACAGCAGCAATCTCGGAAACGCCGCCGCTACCAGCCTTGTCAAAGAAGACCGTGCCTTGTTGCCCGCGATAGAAAGCCATTGTCAGATGTCCAGGGTAATGGCGCCGTTGGTGACGAAGTTCAATGTAATGACTTCGATTTCACCCACGGTAGCCGAATACTCAGCCGAAGTGATCACGCCATCAAAGCTGATCTTTTTGGTGCCAGTGGTGTCAAGATACAGCTCAAACAGCGCGCCGCCTTCGTCGCTTGTGGTGTTGACGTGCTCAATGAACACGTTGGTCTCGTCGCTGCTGCTGGCGGTGTAGAGCACCTCGCAGGTGCCGCTGCCGCTAATCAGCCCACCGACGTTGGCGCGGTAGGTGGCGCCTAGTGCAGTGGTGTCAAGCGATTCTTTTTCAACGGTCAGCGACCAGGACCGTGTACTGGTGATTGCTGCAGCGGTCGAGCCAGCATCGTCAAACTTGACGCTGCCTTGCTGCCCTCGGTAAAAAGCCATTGCTAGAGATCCTCGAAGGTTTCAAAGGTCAGTCTGACCTGTGTTTGGAAGAAACCCTCTGGTGCTGGCGCAGCCACTACCTCGGGTCCGATCGGCGGGTCAAAATGAACGCCGCTGACTATGGCTCTATTGTAAAGGTCCCGGATGCGTTTTCCAATCGTCAGGTTAGCACCAGGTCCGACGCCTTTAGGCGTGAAGATATTGATTGCCACCACACCAATCACGCTGTTGCTGCTGCCGGTGGTGCCGCCCATGGTCAGGTAATCATTAGCGCCGAAGCTGACGAGGCACTGCACCCATGAGCTGTTTGGTGTCGGTACATAAGGCTGGTTATGGAACACCACGGGGATAGCTGGCGCTAGTGCCAGCTCGGTGGCAAGCCGTGCTTCGATGGTGGCGCGGATGGTGTTGAGGTTGACAGCAGCCATCAGCCTTGCCTCCTGATGCGCTCCCAGTTTTGGTCTACGAAGCGTTGCATCTCACGGGCTGTACGGTCCACCCATCCTGCCGGGGCCTGCGGGCTGTGGCCTTGCGCCAGCGGCTCAGCATATGGCAGGTTGTTGTGGACGCTGTAGTAGTTGCCCAGCTTCTCTTGTCCTGGCTGGTAGTTGCTGCCCTTGGGCGGCGTAATACCAGCGCCGTAGCTGCCTTCTGGCGCAGGGGTGCTGTCGGCTGCGTTCTGACCAATCTGCCAGCTAACGCGGAACCTGCCAGTATCGACCGGGCTTTGCAGCTTAAGCCTGCTGTCAGTCTCCAGCACCGTCACGCGCAGCAGCGTTTCAAGCTGGTCTCCCATGTATTTGCCAATATCGCGGATGGGCAGGTTGCTCATGCTCTTAGGATCATCTCGTAAGTGATCGCGGTGTTGTCCTGCTCGATCGTCTGGATGCGGATGATTTGATGCACAACACTGTTGATCAGCACCTTGTCAACCGTGGTTGGCGCTGTGCCGTTTAGGTCCTTTGCCGCCACGATCAGCCGCTTATCACCAGCCTGCACTAGTTCGTTCACCTCGCGCACGGTGACATCTTCCAGCACGCCCCTGATGCCAACGTCTGTATTGGTCTCGGTAACTGCACCTGTGGTGGTGTTGTAGCTGCTCAGCGCAACACGGCGAATCGTTACTTCACCGCCCAGCTTTGCCATGATCTTGCTGGCAACGTTCTGTAGCGATGCAGCAAGTGCCATCAGAGCTTATAGGCGATGACAGTGCCGCTGGTCAGTGTGATGCTAGTAAACACGCCGTCCATTTCGCAGCTTGCATTCAGCGGGATAGCGCTCAGCGTGTTGCCCGTGTAGTCCATTGCGGTCAGGCTGGCGATCACCGAATCCTCAAGCGCGACAATCTTGCCAAAGCGGCCAGCGTGCGCTGCGGTGTCGTCGATAAACTCAGCGCCGGGGTACTTGTAACCCATGGTCAGCTCCTGCGGATGGCAACATTGCCTGGTCCACTGATTCTAAGCCCTGTCAGGTAGCGCTCCATCAGCGGGGGCACCTTATCTGCGCCGACAGCGCCGTAGCCAAGATTGGGGGTCACGTCAAGGCTGCCAATCTTGACGTTTTTGTAGTCCTCAAGCCCGCTTAGCCCCAATGCGCTGGTGTTGTTATGCAGAAACACCGCCAGCACAGCCTGTGCATATTTGATCTGCTGCGGGATTTCGGTATCGGTGAAGTAATCCGTCGTAATGCGAAACGGAAACCCAACTGCGTAGGTGTTGATATAGGTGTCAGGCTTGCGCACGCCGGTACGGGGCCACTGCAGCGCCTGCGTATCGGTTGCTCGTGCACCAAGGAACCGCTCACGGTCTAGCCGTTGCGTTGCGGTGAACAATGCCCGGTTGCGGCTGTCGGTGTTGCCGCTGTTCCAGTGCTGCACGTCAGCGTCCTCGACGAACCCGTCAATGATCGCCTGCGCTTGCACCAGCGTCAGGTAGCTGTTGGCGTTTGCGCCGCCCGCTGTTGCGTCGATTACTACTGCCATCAGTCTGCACCTCTGGGGTCAGTGTAGGAGTGGGCTCTGGCATAGAAAGAGAGGCCACCTCCGTAGAGGCAGCCTCACGATCACGCAGTCGCCTAAAAGCGAACAGCCCCATCAGACGCGCTTCAGCAGCACGGTGACGATCACACCAGCCAGGGTGGTGGTGGTGCCGGTGACATCCAGAGACAGGCGGTCGCCTGCATCCAGGGTCAGGTTGGCGGTGGTGGTGGTCAGAGCAGGAGTTTGCTCGGTCAGAGCGGTACCCTTGAAGTTGATGGTAGCGCTGAGCAGATCATCGCCAGCGGTAGCAGCCTCGGTGCCTTGGCAGCGACGGATCGTGCCAGTGACGGTGCCAGCATCGTTACCGGCGGTGGCGTGCACCTCGCGGACGGCGACCACTTGGCATTTCACAGGAGCGGTGAAAAACTGCACATCAGCCACCGAAGAGGCGATGTAGTGGTCAGCAACGATGTACTGCTCTGTGGACAGTTCAAACTGGGAAGGTTGTGCCATGGTTAGTTACCTCAATCAAAGTTGGAGGTGTTGGTGGCGCGCACGATGCCGAGGTTCTTCAGCTCGTACACCTTCGACCAGTTGCCGACGGTTTCCA